TTACCAATATAATAAGGAGTATCATCTTCTCTTAAATAAGCATAAACATAAAAATTATTTCTCATTTGAGGTTTCAGTCGCTAATATATTTATAATAAAAAAGAGGCATTTCTGCCTCAATTGAATCCCGATTGGAACCTATGCCACTCGATAGCATTTTTGATTTGGAATGTTCGATTAGAAATAGTCTTAATAACTTCTTCTAAGAACTTCAACATAATGTCATAGTATCTTATTTTGAGTTCTACTTTACTTAACTTCTCATCGCCATCCATATGCCTCTGCAATGCCTCTTTGTCCCGAACTTTATATGGGAACGGTTCTTCTTCATAAACCTCTATGGGTGCCTTTCCAGTGTAGTAGTTATACCTTTCAAGTTTAACTCTATTGTAAGTCTCTCTTGCTTTTTCTCGCAACAAAGTGATTGTATTATAAATGGTATAATACTTGGAGTGAAGTTGAGGAATTTTTAAAGACTCATCGTGTAAATTATCAGGATCAATGACAGAATCTCTCTGCCACATCTCCTGAATTTCATCAAGATTCATTTAATCGAACTAGTTATAGTGTATACAGTATACTTGAAAGATGCCTGTGCTGTAAAGTACTGGATGTCAGTTGGTGTGGCATCAAAATCAAGAGAACTTAATGATGTTGGGAATAAATCTAAAAACTTAACTTTTGCAACCTCTTTGTAGTTACTATTTAAAACTCTTAGAGTACCATCACTAAATGCTTCCAACATATCTCTTTGACCTGCATCATCTGTGGTCAAATTTTTAAATTGCTGAGTAGTTTCTGGAAATCCAAGTCCAGTTAACCAATTATAAACAGCAATATAATTTTCCATATTCTCATCAACAATAAACCTAAGAGTCAAATCTCCATAGGTTAATTTCTCACCTGGTACATCAATGTCCTTCAAATATGAAGGTTGTATTGTAGTTGCAAGAGAAATCTCTGGTATTCTAGCACTATTGGCGAAAAAATCTACTTGGGGATACTTTGCCAAAGTAAATTTAAATCCAACAGTTGTTAGAAAATTTCTATTTGAAATTTGACCAGGAAAATTGCAATTAGACATTATTTCTTCTTAGTTGGAATTATTTTGGGAATACTCATATCAACCTTCACACCCAGATCTGGAATTTTTGGTTTTGGTTTTTCTTTTGTCACTGGTGTAACATCTAAGTTTCTAACACCAAAATCTTTATAATCTTTATATCCAAGATCTTTTGTTGTTTGTGTTGTTAAATCATATTGGCGGTTTCCGTGATAGGGTCCCCTATCAATAACTGGTGCAGTAATTGATCTACCAGTTCTTGGATCGGTAATTTTAACTTGACTTCCTAGTGGCAACTTTTTATGTGCAACACCACGAGTACCTGGTGTTAATTTTTGCCCAGAAGCAGTTGGATTGCCGTATAATCCAGGTCCATAAGAACTGGTTGATACTATTGCACCAAAAGGAAGTGCCTCATTTATAAACTCTTTAAAAGTTTTCACTTATCAGTCTGCGATAATTAGATTGAACCATGCCTCACTCATACCGGAAATAATGCTGTCAGCAGAATCTTTGTCTTCTGCATAACCTTCATTAATTAGATGCTCAACAACTCTTTCGTAGTTCTTATGAATTTCTTGCGATTGTTTTGGAGTTGGTTTCATTGTTACTACTAGTTTTATTTTTATTTAGATAAAAAAAGACCCCCTTTCGGGGGTCTGATAGATATGTGAATCGAAATCACATAAGGTTGGTAACCTTGACTCTTCTGTAGTAACGGTTTGCGTTACGATCAAGACCAGCACCGGTGATTGCGCTAGTACCCTGCGAGAATGGGTTAGCAACAATTCCGTAACGAGTCTTGAATCCGATCTTAGGCTGGAAGGTGTCTTGACCAACCGCACGTACCATCTGGAGAGGTACATATGGGCAGTAGAACAGACCAGCATCATAAGGGGAAGAACCCTTATAACCAACAACGTAGTACTGGTTAGCAGATACGTTTGCAGCATAAGGATCGATATAAACACGATACTTACCTTGCAGAACACCAGCGAAGGTGTTACCAGTGTCATCAACGTTGAGGTTAGCGTTGAGTGCGGGGGTGTAATCAAGAACACCTGCCATGGTGAGTGCCGAAGCAACGTCAGCAGAGCAGAGGATCATGTTACCCTTGCCACGACGAGTTCTCTGGGCGATAGCGTTTGCGTCACGCTCGATCTGGAAGATCAGACCCTTGAACTTCTCAACTGACCAACGACCGTTGGAGTCAACGTCGAGGTCGAAAGTACCAGCGGTAGCAACGTTTGCTTGAGCACCAGACTCAGCAACGTTATAGATGGTACGGATAACTTCGCGGTTGATTTCAGCGAGGATCTCAGTGCTGAGGATGTTAGCAAGCTCAGCTTCTGCATTCAGACCGTGAATTGCCTTCAGGTCTTGTGCGAGTTCGAGCGAGTACTCAGCTTTCAGAGCACGTGACTTAGCAGTAACGGTGACTTTCTCGATCGAGAATGCCATCTCGTTAAAGTGGTCGCCAGTCGTCTGACCAAGATTCTCTGCGTCATCGGTACGCATACCCTGACCTACGTTGTAGGTTTGGGCATCGCCAGTTGCAGGATAGGTGGCGTCCAGAAGACCAGGATTGGTTCCACGCTGAGTGGTTGTACCCATACCAACGCTACCAGCGGTGAATCCGTTGGTGAGGTTGAATCCGCTGTCTTGTCCAGAGAATGCAGTATCTGCTTCGTTGAACAGTGCTTCGGTGCCGCTCATGTTGGTGTACTTAGAGCGCATTGCGAAGATCAGTCCAGTAGGACCGTTCATTGGTTGAACGCCAGCGAGGTCATAAGCGACCAGGTTAGGCATTGAACGTCTGATCAGGGAGATCAGAACAGGGTCGAAACCAGCAACAGGGGCAGAAGCACCAGCAGAGAAACCTGCATTAGCGCCACTGTTGGTGTTTACGGTTGGAGCTTCGGAGAGGAATGCTCTCTCTTCACGAAGTTCTCTTTCTTGGTTTTCAAGCAGGATTGCGGTTACCGCTCTACGATGTGAATCTTTGATTGGATCAAGACCATCATAGTCGAGAATTGGTGCCCACTTCTCCTGCAGATGCTCGGCATTGAACATTTGCATTTGATTTTTACCTCTTTTTAAAAAGTGTTGTTGTTTGATTATGATCTAAAAATCACTTTTTAGAAGCTCTCGAGAGAGTCTGTAAGTAAGCAGCCATCATTGGAGAAATGGACTCATTAAGAGATTCCTTCTCTGCTGTGGTTACTTCTTCTGAAAGATTCTCACTTGCACTTCTTTGAGTACCAGCGTTTGATGGGAAATATGATTCCCTCAGGGTTACTAGCTTCTCACGATAGTCTGCTTCACTTTCAAACTCAACATTTTCAGCAAGAGAAGCGAGTTTGTCCTTCTGAGAAAGTGCTAGACCCTCAGCGACATCTGCAAAGATTACATCAGCAACCGACTCGGCTAATCTTCTATTCAGAGCAACGTTTCTTTCGATTTGCTCGTTGAGTTTTTCTTCCATTTCATCAAGTTTATCTACCATGCTCTCGATAACATCATATCTATCTTCAGGGATTGTTACATAATGATCTTCAAAAAGACCCTTCATTCCTTGTAGGAATGACTCGGTCATTTCGGTCTTAAGACCGTGCTCTACTGCAAGTGCGTTCTCTTGGAACCACTCATCAGCAACATACTCAAGATAAGAATCAACTCTTTCAGTGAGTTGAGACTTAATTGCATCAAGCTCTTCTACAAGAGCAGCAGCATACGATTCTTGAAGAGACTCTTTGATTTCAGCAACTCTTGATTTAATTGCTGCCTCAAAGATTGTACGTGCTTTCTCTTGGAATTCTTCGGAAAGTTCTTCACCTTCGAGAAGAGCATTAACATCCTCTTCGATGCTAAAATCTTCTTCTACGACTTCTTCTTCCTCTTCAACTTCCTCTTCACCACCTTCTTCACCAACTTCAAGATCCTCTTCCTCTTCAGTCTCCTCTTCGATGACCTCTTCTTCTACTTCGGTCTCTTCTGCTTTCATTGCTTTCGCATTGACAACATCTTTGACCTGAGCAAGAGTTGCTCCAGGAGTTTTGAGTGCTGCTGAATCGTCATCTGGACGATAATTGTCGGGAGTAGGACCGCCGAGATCTTCAACTGGAATACCAGCCGAAGGCATTGGCTCAGCAGGTGCAGCCCCTTTGGTTACTACGTTTTCCATTTCTTGTAAATTGCTACCAACGGACATTTTTGTTTAGATTCTGTGATAATCTATATTTATTTATAAATTAAAGATTTGAGAGGAATTCGTTGAATAAATTCAACTTATGCTCTTCAAGTCTTTTTTGATCTACGAGAGTATTAATTCTCTTCTGAGTTTGTTCGGCAAGTCTTTCACGAAGAATTCCACCTTCCCAAACCCACTCTTTGCCTTCCATAATTCCCTGAACAAAAGCATCGGGAGCAGAAGGATCGGCAACGATATCAGCAGCAGTTGCTAGCATAAAATCTTCACCAACAACTTTATGACCTTCATTGGTCATCTTTAATGAACCAACACCACGAGAAGAAACGCCAAGGCAAACTC